AAGCCCATACCACACTCTTAATCTCATTAGGTTTCTACTTTTGTTTTTGTTAGTTGTTTCCCACAATCTTGGCAAAACACAGCAGTTATCACTACAGTACAATGCCCTCCTATTGTTCGCAACACTTGGTGTTTGTGAGGGCATTTGTCATTGGTCACTTGTCGTTTGTCACTTTTTTTCATATCGTTTTTCAATGATCTTCTCCAAGGCTCCTATTACCTTACTGACTTCCTTAGTAGTCATTTCTTTTAAGGGCTTTTGTACAGGGCACCTCTTACTTAGCATAAACTTACCCAATCGTTGAAGGTCGGGGATCCTTGGGTTATCCTCCTGCACCCAACCCAGTTCGTGGCATTTTGCCAGGAGGCTAAGGTGTTGTGCATTATGGCTATCAAAATACGCCTCCCTAGCGTAATTATACTCTAGCCAATCTAATAGCCCAAAGAAATCTCCTTCAGTTAGTTCCTTGCTTGAACCGAGCTCTCTAAATACAAAGTCCGATAGAAAAGCCAGCCGTCCCTCTCTATCCTTAAACCTCTTTCCTAAGAGGCTTTGTAGGATTTTTAGTTGTCGTGTGCTAATCATAATACTGATCTTTAAATTTTATTCTTATATAATCACCTGCATTGTACTCTTTATAGTCTTCTTCAAAAACTCTAATTTTTACAGTACCTTCTTTATTAGCTACATATATATAATACTTTTGAGGATGATATCTACTTGAGCGAACCTTTCCTACAAAATGAGATGTCCTATGAGCTGGTATAAGTTCCTTATCTACCACATAACCTATCATTACTTTTATATCATCTTCTGGGTCTTTTTTAGGCCTTTTATCATCACAGGAAATAGATACAAGTGACAATATTAGAAACGTTGCTATTTTTTTCATTTCAAATCGTTTTTAAGTTTAATAAGATAAGCAGGTATTAGTCGAAATGCGTTAAACTCAATACCACATAGATAGTGGATGTAATCCTTTTTCGAGTATTGTTCAAAAGAAACATCTAAGGCCTTACATCGGGGATACTCTTTGTTTAACTCTTTGGCTTTTTCAATGATGTATCGCTTTATTTTATCTAAATCGGAGGCTTGATACAACTCTCCTTCCATTCCTCTTAGAAATTCGGAAAATTCAGCTTGTAACTTATTTTTTGTTTGTGTGCCATTGCCAAAAAAGCAATAATAATGTGTTGGTTTTTCTTTCATTTTAAATCGTTTTTAAAGGTTATTTAATTAGCCCTCCTCCCTCCCATTTAATAATTGTTTGTGCGGCTCACACCTGCCTAAATAGCCGAAAATTGTAACAATATATTCTGCCACTTGCCATGCTTATCCTTTTCATAGAAGCGGATATAATCCTTAGAGTGGTTATACTGATAACTCTCACGGAATAGCTCGCATGCCTTGGAGAAATTCGGGTCGGCAAACTTGCTCTCGTACTTGTAGAGCTTCTGAATGTTATCGGGGTCAAGTTCACCCTTTTTACGCTCCAATAGGGAAAGGATAAACTCTTTAGTACCCTCATCGCCTGAGTAGCGCCCTTCTATGAAGTCAAAGATATATTTCTCCGCCTCGGTGGCACGTTCGTCATAGGAGCCTCTGCCCTGGCGGCTGTAATCCACCTTAAAATTTTCAAACTCTACACTAAAGTTACCTTTCCCGCCCGCATGGCGTCCGCTGTACTCCTTTAGCAGATCATAGAGGGTGTCCATCGTCTCAAACGAATGTTGTTTGAACTCCGTAAGCCGCTCATTGATGTCCTTGGCTACAGTGATAAGCCCTACTATGGCATCTGTTTTCATTTGCTCATAGGCTTGTTTGCGTTCCTCTCTTTCCTTGGCGTCTAACTCTTTCGCCTGTTCTATAAGTGCTGCACGTTCCTCGGCACTCATTTGTGATAAATCTACGCTCATTTTTTATCTTTTTTAATTGTTATTACTCGTCTATTCCTACTTCATATTCCCATTCCATAGCATCATCTTCTCTTATGTTATTCATTAGCCATTCAAAGGCTTTTTCATATTTATCTGAATCTCCAATACCAACAGAAATTCCATATTTGGTCATATTATTTAATTGTTCAAAAACTTTATCGGGTACTTCTACACCTCCAAGTTCTACTGTATAGGTAACCATTACTGCTAAATCTTTAATAACTTTCATTTTTTATCTATTTTAAATTATCGTTCTACTTTTGCTTTATATAATTTATGGGCTTCTATAGGCTCCCATATCTTTGTGTCCCGATTGTACCAAGTCAATACTCTTTCTGGGTTATAGCGGAAGTCGGGGGCTTCCCAGTTGTTTTCTCGTATCCATTCGTATATGGTCAGTACCACTATCGGTACGTATGTCCTATAGCCAGTGTGATACTGGTGTATCATCATCCGCTCTTGTGCCGTTAAGGCTTGTAGGAAGTTATCCAACCTTAGTACATCTGTATATAGCTGTTTCATTAGTTTTGAAATTTGAGTTCTCTTCTGATTTTACTTAATAGCACTTTCGGGTATATATGATTAATCTGCTCTGCCGCAATCTCTATCATTAGTTCTACATCTGATTGGTCAAATACGCCCTCTCTAAGTGCCTTGCCATAGTAATACGCTATATCACACTCCACATAGTAGTGCCATTGGTCATCAAACCAGTTGTTGAGATAGTCATTCCCCACCAAGTCAGCTACGTTTTTCACGATTCGTTTCTCCCTATTCACCTGCTCACACCAAGTAAGGAAGTACCCATACTTGAGCGCTTCATATTGCCTATAACTACAATCTAAGTAGTACAACAGGCAATGCCTAAATGTCTTTTGCTTTTCTATAGTTTCCATAATTTTTACTCTTCACTTATAATTGTGCTATGATATAACTCTGCTTTCTCCTTGTCTATGGTAAGCACCCCGCCAGGACAACGCCCCGATACATTACATGCCAAGCCTTCCACTTGTATAATCACCTCTGCGAGCTTTTTACAAAGCCTTGCCACCGCTATATCAGGCTCTCCCTTTTCTTCGTGGGCAAGAAAAATAAAGAGTACATTCCGATAATTTTTCCCCCATTCCCTAAGTTTAGGGGCTGTTAGCTCGTCTTTATAAACTGTGGTATTGTCTATAATCACCACTTTAGGGGCACGTTGCTTAGCTAATGCTTTCTCTATCTCGGTAAGTTCTGTATAGGGTACTATCTTTAACTTGCGGTTGCTGGGGTCAAGCCCACTACGGATATATGCCTCTTGGAAGGACTTACTAATGCCCTGCTCGGCACTTACATACATCACCTGTTCAAACTTGCTTAAGTATTCTGATAACATTAGCGAAAACCACGTTTTACCCTGTTTTTCCTTTCCATAGATTAACCAAAAACCACCTACTTCGGGATTGCCAAGAGCTTTCTTCCATACCCCCTCAAAAGGGAAGGTTTTATAGGTTTTTTCAAGTAGTTGCTTTCCGTATATACCTTTTATTCTTGCCATTAGCTTAACTTAATTAAATTCTCCAAATACCTAAGTCTCTTCCAATCGGAAGGGGTTACATCCTTTGTATTAAGGTCATTCGGATTCATACACTTACGCACTAGTTTGTCCACATCCTCCTTTTGCTTGGCATTTACCGAAGCCACATCGCCCAATAATTGTATATAAAACTCCCTACGATCATCGGTGCCTTGGGGTACAATTGAGGTGATATCAAAGAAGCGGTCGAATATCTCAGCATAACCTACCTTTTTATGAGCAATACCACTCTCTATCTTTGCCCTTAGTCCATCGGCTCCCATCATATACCAAGCACATTCACCTTGGGTAGCATTCCATAGCTCTTTGAGTTCGAGGAAAGCGTTGTAGTCCAAATCTCCTGCCTCGTCAAGTACAATAAGAGGTTGTTCTAAGTAGATAAGACACATCTTGATACTTGCCTTTACATCTACATACTTACCTGTATTATCCACCCCTATAGTCTTAGCAAGCAATCGGATAAACTGCTGTTTGGTCTTCGCTTGGGAGCAATCCACATAGAAAGCATTCTTGAGCTTACGAACAATGTGTCGGGAGCAAAAAGTTTTACCAATACCACAATCATCTACCAAGATCATTGATTTGCTGTACTCCTTGCAGTATAGTAGGTTATCTTCTATTTCAGTATATACCGCTGTACGCGCTACTTTCCAAGCATTATCCCTTACCTGTACACCCAGCTGATGAGCAATTACCAACCATTGGGTATCGCTAATGAGTTTCTCCACTTCTCCTTTTTTAAGTCGTGAAAGGATAGCCCCCTTGAGGTTTAGGCGTTTGGCATAGTCGGCATCGGATCCTCCATAGTTCTCACGGTCGGAAAGAATCGCTTCCCTTATCTTGTTTTTAAAGTCTATTGATAATTTCATATAGCATATTTTTTTCTCCAATTTTTAGTATATTCTGTCCCTGTACTGGGATTGTAGAGGATTTGTCTGTCGTCTTCCTCCATAGTATCGTAGTCGTCCAATATTTCTACTTCCTCTGCTTCGCACGCCTCGAATCGCTTGAGATTATTAATTACAAAAGAGCGTTTTGGCTTCGGTGTCTTGTCTATCACCCCTATAGGAGTAATCTCTTTGCTTTGGTGCTGTACATAGCGTACAATGGTCATTGTATAAGCATTTTGCAGCGCTTTGATAAGGGTGTCTTCCTCTGTTTGCTCGGCTTGTGCTCTCTGGAACCGTGGCATCGGTTGTACCTCACATACATAACGGTTACCACAGTAAGCAATTGCCTTTATAAGTTCCCCGTCATTGCCGTCCAACCAATACACCTCTATATCCTTACCTTCTATCTGTTTCATTTTCTCAATAAGTGGGTCGCCTGTAAGTATCTTTCCCGCTTCGGCTATTGCCATTTTCTGTCTGTTTAAGCTGATAAAGCCTTGTTTGCAACTGGTCTTAACAGAGTAACCAATATAGGGCAATATAGCGCGGTAGTTCGTCTCTGGTAGGCTTTCCAATTGGTTATTGAGAAAATATTCCCAACGGCTTACGCTTGGATCTTCATCGTGAGGTTCGTTGTTCCAATCCTCTATATCGGCAAGGCGTGCCTGCACGAGTTCATTATAAGGGATAATCTTAGTAGCACCTTTGCCCGCTTGGTTGGCTTCGTTCTTAGCAAAGGGGCGAGGGATCCATCCGTCGGCATATTTTTCTTTGTTGTTACGCATCTTGCCAAACATACGTTCTATATACTTTCCCTTGGCGTTATTGGCTTCCACTCTTACCTTTTGGAACATATACCCCTCTCTAAGGAAGGTGTCGCTAAAGCTGCTATTAAGGGAGCTTTCGCACTCCAACTCATAAGGGAGTTTTAGCCCCCATTGGTGATAGTTCCTTACTAATTGTCTGTAGAACTCAAGGATAATCCCTTCTTTGCTCTTTCCATAGACAAAGGCTGTCATACAGCGGCTGGCAATATCCACCCCGATATAGAACCATACCCTTTTTCCTTTCTCATACCAAAATGGAGGTTGTCTGTCGTCAATGGAGAGAATAGACCCTGCTTTGGTAGGTAAGTCTGTTTGTGCATAGGGGATAAATTGCCCCATAAAAGCCTGTCGGTTTCCGCTTCTGAGATTGTAGGAGATGATTTTCTGTTCCCAACTCATCAGATAGGCTTTGATAGTACTTTCGCTCAAGGCAGGGAAGCCCGTAGGTTCGTATAGTTCACCTGTTTCCTTGTTGAATACTTCTATATAGCCAGCCAAAAAGGCATCATATTGCCGAGATATATCGGTAGGAGTAGGCTTGTGGGTTTGTCCTACGAATAAGCCTTGTAACACCTCTATGACACGCTCATCTACCTTTCGGGCGTTCTGCTTGCCCTTTCCGTAGGGATCCTTGATAACGGAGAGGAGTCCATCTGTTTTAAAGGCGTTTAAAGTGTTTTTAAAATGCCTTAAACTCTCAGGCAGGCTATGCTTACGACTTGGGGGCAAGGTCTCGTTAAAGCTCACTGCATCGGTAAGTAGGCTTTGAGCAAGTCCCTTGGTAGCACTCTTTTTATGCAAAGCCTTACGAATATTGAGTCGTTCCTGCTCAAGGGTAACCAAGGCTTGCAGGGTAGTAGCATTGATGATGTAGCGGTCTATCTCTTCATCGGTAAGGTGCTTGTCCCCACGTTTCCATTCACTATAGAAGCGTATCGTTTCGTCTTTTACTTGGTAATATCGCTCTAACAGATGACCTGCTTTTCGTGGATCACCCAGTGCCTCTTGTATCTCCTTGGGGAGGGTGTCATAGTCTATCAGTAACCTACGCCCATTCCCACCCGATTGGAGTTTCTTAACACCGTAGGGCTTACCTTCACTGCGAGAGATAGCACTCTGTAAGGACTTGAGCACATTCCAATACTTAGGAACCAACTCTTCCACCTCCACTGCAACTTTATTATGTAACCATAAATAGGGCATAATCTTTTCTTTTTTGCTCCCTAATGCGATTTCGCTTCGCCAACCTTTCGGTTGTCAGTCCTACTGACTTAGGGAAAAATTCGCTACCTTTGTAGCCTCAAACAAAATATATATTTATGAAAATTGATATTCCAGATGCTATTGAGCAACTTAAAGAGCTCAAAAAGGAAATAACCAACCTAAGATTAGAAATAGCCAAAAATCTCGTTTCCGTCTCTTCCGCAATTCTTGCCATATTGATTGCCTTAAAGAACGGAGCATCTGGCAACACTCCCCTTTTGCATTATGCATATGTACTTTTTCTACTATGTATCCTCTCTGGTTTAATGTTACTATATGGCGTACTAAAGCAGTTTCGCAAGATGGGCAATGATTGGTTGGCACTAATAATATCATCCTCCCTTGAAGGCTTCTCCTGTTCTGATACCAAACCAATAGTTTCCTCAAAATACGATGGCTTCTTAAAGGTTTTGGAAATAGTTTGCATTTTTTCATTTCTAATGGCTTTAGTATTGCTTATTTGGCATTCATTTTTGTAGCTTGTACTCCATACTACATTAACTCTGTTCTCAATTCCCTTCTGACTAATATCCCAAAGAAGGTTTCTTTTGTCTCTATAACTTGGTGACTCCAATCTCTATTGATATGGTGTATCACCTGCTTTTTTATCCATTTTTGTATTAACTTTCTCATATTCTTTTTTTAGTTTCTCTTTGTTTTCTTAACTTCTATACTTGTCACTTCTATACCTTCCCGTCCTCCTACGACAATTTTCGCATACATAGTCATTAAAAAATGTTTCCCGTATGCCTTATTTATCATCTCTTGTACCTTGGGATGGTAGGAAGCCTCCTCATAGCTATCTGCCTCAATATTGGGTACTATTCCTGCAAGATTATAAGAGGTTTTTCCATTGATAATTCTTTGTAAATGTACTTCTATATTCATAATATCTTTGATTATTTGCCTGCAGGTGCTACCTGCCCTTCTACTTCTGCCAAAACCTCAAAGAGTGTTACCTGATGCACTTGTGGCAAGCCCTTCACTTCTTTGAGCGCCTGCATTCCTTGCCTTATGGTTAGCAGTTGCTCGGCAAACGCCTTATTGATATACCACTTACCTGTACTCGCCCTGTAGAAGTGCTGAGGGTGCTTGCGAATGCGAGCGTGATACTGCCCACTGGTTACCGAGTAATTATGTAGTAGCAACCACTCCACGTATGGCAGGGCTTCCATTCCATAGACATTAAGAGATTTAGGCATTTTGATGATCGTTTGCAGGGCGATTTTCTCCATTTCGATAAAGTAACGGCGTATCTTTCTGCCCTGCTCATTCCTTTCTACCATTGCCAGCTCTTTAGCCATATTGGTAGTGATGAAATAGTCCTTTCTGTGTCGGAACCCTCCATGTGTTGTTGTCTTGACTTCCCCGTTTTGGGAAAAAGTTTGATTTTCAATAAAATAATCTTCATTTAGAGTAAAACCATACTCCATAATTCTACCCTGTATCCAAGTAGTAAATTTTCTACCTGTTTGGAGTTTTCCGTGAAGCTCACGGGCATCTACTAATTGAGTACCATTTTGTTCTGTGATTTTAACTAACTCGTTCATTTTCTTGGTATTTAGTTATTAAACATTCCCTTTGTTCTATCAGCTCATAGAGAGCTTCATAAGTCTTTTCGTCTTTTCTTTGCAGGCGCATTCTTATAGCATCTGTGGTGTATCCTAACATCTTAGATAACGTTTGAATATCCCCCGTTTGTTTTTTTTGTTCGCAAATGCGAACAATCTCGGAAAATTGTATTACCTTTGCCATTGTTATAAAGTATTATCGTTTTGACGTTGCAAAATTATAAGATATTTTCTACATATACAAATATTTTGTAGAAAATATTTTACATGTTTTCTATTTAGTTGAAAATCAATAAAATAAAATTACTATTTATGTCAAGTATAGTTAGTCGAATAAAAGAATTTATAGATCAAAAAGGGGTATCCGTTCGTAAATTTGAGGAAAAAGTAGGGTTTTCTAATGGGGCTTTCGCCAGCCAATATAAAAATAATGGATCCATAGGGAGTGATAAAATAGAAAATATTCTACATTCATATCCCGAGATTAATGTTATTTGGCTACTTACGGGTAAAGGCGATATGCTTAAGCCTCGTGTTGAGGATATCAAAAATATGAGTAAGGAGGAACAAATAAAGGCACTCAAGCAGATAGCTTCGGGAGAGTTTTACAAAAAGCCTAATATTGTTCCCTTTTATGAAAACGTAGCTACTATCGGAGGAACACAGCAATCTGCCGACCTTAGCCCTGTGACTGCTCCTACTGCTTATATCGACTTGGGGAGTATGTATCCAGGCGCCAATGCGGCTATAAGACACTTTGGTGAAAGTATGAGTGAATATCCAAGTGGCTGTATCTTAGCAATTAAG